CCGCTCCCACCTAATCCGGGCGATTATATCGATCGCCCCCGCCTTTTTGCCGTCAGCGATCAGCCGTAAGGCCATCCCCTCGAACTCGCGCCACACTTCGGGGCACGACTCAAACCGGCGCTTAAAATTGGTGATGTCTCTGCGAGAGTACCCGCATTGGGCGAGGTGGAGCTCGACGTTTGACATTGAGAGAGCGCCCATCAGATCCCCCTATATGAGAGATAACGGCTGACGATTGAGAGGGAGAAGATCGCCCCGATAAGGAACCAAAAAACGGCCCGCTCGTCGGCGTAAGGTATATGTTGGGGATGCCCTCTCGGGCTAAGATTCTTGCCGCTGGTCACGTTTTCACTCCGTTAATGTGACCGGCTCGCCCCTTTTCCGTTAGCGCGGAGGAGGGGCTTTTTTTGTGATCATAAAGTGCGGTGGATAGTTTTGACCCGTTTCGGTCTGATCAAACCAGGATAAAACAACTCGCTGGGCCGAAATGATCTAGAACCTTACTTATCGGTCAAAACTATCCGCCGCACTCTTTAGCGCGGTCACGCCTTGTCAATACCCTACCCGGTGGCGTTTTGGAACCCTCTTTTTTTGTTATAAACTAAAAAGCTCGCAAAGTCCGGGGGAGGCCCATAATCTTAGGCCCCTAATCTATAGAGATATCTGCTTCTTCTTTTTGTATATTTTTTGCTCGTGTATGTAACAATCAAGCATAAGCCCTATGGTGGGTTTCCCCGGTATGCCCCCAGTTAGGGCCGCCCTCGCTGCCATCGGTAAGTTTCGGGATATCGCCTCCGCGTAGCTCGCCCGAAACATTTTTGCGTCGGCTTTGCATAAGTACCCCAATTTTTCGCCGCGATATTTTATGACAACCGCGTTTTCGTCGTGGGGGTTATTGTTCTCGGGCTCGATGATTGCCCAAAACATTAAGTGATCATCATTTTTTATGGCGTTCGACCTAGCTATTTTGAGGGCAGGTTGATAGTTCGACTCTCCAACCGCTTGCACATATCCGCCCACGCCACTGTAAAGGACGATTGCATCCTCCGGGGCAAGTGACACCCCGGACATCTTGAAAGAACCGGCCCCCTTGTTCAGAAGTAAAGGGACAGTCAAAATCAGAACCAAAACCACAAAGAAAATCATCATAACCTACTCCGTTTCCTGGTATCTTAGACGTTATCGGCCCATGCTCCTCGATACTTTAGCCATGGGAAATTCGATGATCCGCCCCCTGCTTTGGTCCCTCACCCGTTGCAATAGCCTAAGCTCCGTCACACTAAAGGGCTCGGGGTCATCGTCCGGCCCCTCGAAGGGCTCATCTTGAGCAACCGGCATCGGCTCTCGCTGAACAAAAGTCCAGAGTGAGTACACGAAACACGCCACCCACCCCCAGCCTGTCCAGCCTAGCGAGGCGGTGGCCGTGAATAGCAAAATAGGATGAGGGTGGTTCCGAAAGAGCCCCACAAAAAATGGCAAAAAATAGAGGAACGTGACCGCAAAAAGTAACCACATAAACAACCTCGTCTTAGTCGGAGTTTTCCCCTTTTGTCCTGTTGTAGTCGATCTTGAGGCCGGGGTTTGTCTCTGCGCTCCGGCTGCGCTTGTCGTATATTCTGACCTGATCCTCGTTGGCGTGTCGCAGAAAGTCGGCGACTGATATCTCTGAGCATCCTTCCTGTAGCAGATACGTGGCGGCGGAGGCTCGCGCGGAGTGCGGCGATACTTTGCCGAGCCCTACCCGTTCAGTGTAACGCATATAAATACGGCGTATCGTCTCGACCGTTATGCGCTCCCGAGCCTTCCCGGATACGAGATAAAAAACAAAGAGGGGATCGCCGGAGGTTGCCCCCTCTCCTATCCGCTGAGACACCAGGGACGTAAACGCCTCCGCCGCCCACGTTGGGAGCGACTGAGTTTGATTGCACCCGGCCTTAGCGTATCGCAACACGAGCGAGAGCGTACCTTTAGCGGATATGACAACATCATCCACGTTAAGATGATGCGCCTCGGAGCGTCTCAAGCCCCCGCCGAATAGAATGCACAAGAGACAATAGTCACGCCGCCCCTCTTTTGTGCGTTGATCGGGGAGGTCGAGCATTTGCTTGATTTTTTCGATCGGGATGAGTTTTGTGGGCCGCTTTTGCCGTCGCTGTCGTTTGGGAATCTCAGAAATAATAGCATCGAATACGTTACGTTCTAGCACTTGAATAGCCACTAAGTATTTGAAAAGTTTTCTCAGAAGATGGATTCTCTGCATGACTGTCGCATCGGCGAGGGTGTTACCGTCGGGCGCTTTCTGACATTTGAGCCAGGAAAAAAATCCAAGGGCGTCGGCCCCCGATAAGTTGTCGATCGATTTCTCACCTCCGCCGGGGCCGTTTGCCTTGCTGATATATTCAAGGAGTCGCGCAATCGCCGCCGAATATGCCCGGCGGGTTGGTGGGGTTTTAGCATCAAGAAAGTTTGCAATAGCTTCTTTGACCATGGGCTCTTTGTATGTGATGACTGACATATAGCGCTATATAAAATCGAACTCATGTTTTTTTTTAACATATCATTTTTCATTTGACGGATTTACCTGTGGATGACTTATGAGAAATCCCCAGATCGTTTCTTTCAATACCTCAAGAGGTAAACTCCATTCATGCACGCACTCGCGCGTCGTTAGTGATACGAGCCACCGATGGTGATAGGGCTCGATGACGATTTGCTTTGCATCGTCGAGATTTGTGTCGCCGATGCAGAAAGAGACGCCCTCCCCTCGATTCTTTATTTTGTGAGCGTTGAGCTTTCTGAGCCCTGTCTCACCACCCAGCGCGTCAAAAATCTTATGTGCGTTACTTGTGAGGACGAATTTCGGATCGTAAAAAACCATGCAACCTCCGCAATGTTTTTAAGCCAGTTGTGACCGTAAATATTTGCTAGTTGCGCGGGGGTTTTTTGGTGCTAGGGTTGACGGAACTCATGATGTACCTCCACAAAAGGTAATAAATGGGACGTGCCTCGCTCGGTGCTTCAACACTGAGCGGGGTTTTTTGTCTCTCTCCCTATTATACCACGTTGGGCAGTCGTACGGGCGGTTTCCCGAGCTATTTCGCCTGTTTTGGTCGAATTATATCGACTTAGGGGCCTAAAGTCCCATAGTCCGGCCCGGAGGACGGGGCCTCGGCGCTCTGACTAGGTGCCGATCAACTCGTTGGCGTCAACAATATGATCCGCTTGTCGGCGTTGGCAACGCGGCCCATTAGAGTGGTATGAGCCATTGATCTATCACAACTCGAGCGAGCGCTTCGGTCATCCGAGGGGGGACGCTCATGCCGATCATATATTTTCCAATCTGATCAGATTTTACTTTGTAATCATCAGGAAATGAGCCTATCCGTTTCCATTCTCTCAATGTCAGATGCCGACACTCATTCCAGTGAAGAATTAAATCGCCTGACGGTAAAGTATTTGATGGAAGATGCGGATGAAGTTTTTTCCAGTTAAAATAAGTTGCTCTTCCAAGGGCTTTTTTTGTTGCGATATCATATCCCTGACCCCAACCGGTGAGCGGCCACCATTTCAAGTCCAGTTTTCGAGGTCTTGTCTCTTCACGCTCTAGTTCACTGAGCCCCCCTAGATCAGCTAACGCTTCTTTTGCCGAAATCCATCGTTTATGTGGCTTAAATATTAACGGACGGACCTCAATATCATCTCTAATTGCACAAAAAAAAACGCGCTCTCGACGTTGGGGGACTCCACAATCGGCCGCATTAACTAAAAAGAGTTGGGGACGATATCCAATGTCGCGGAAAGTTTGCATGATTAACTTTGCATAACCTTTTGCGTTACCTAAGATCATGCCTTTTACATTTTCAGCTATAGCAACTTTCGGGCGTAATCTCTCAACAAGCTTCAGGTAGTCAAAAAATAGATCGGATAATAATTGCTTCGCTTGCCCTTCCTTAAAATATTTTTCCTTTCCCCATGCCTTTTCTCTGCTGCCCGCCATACTGAATGTGGAACATGGTGGGGAGCCGTCGAGTATATCAAGCTTAAAGAGCTGTTCAGGTAACGCCTTTTCTAACAATTCATTTATGGGGCACAAAAAATAGTGCCGTGGATTCAGGTTTTGTTGATAATGCCACATCATTTCGGGATCGATATCATTAGCCGCAATGACGGAACATCCGGCGAGCTTATAACCTAAAGATGAACCGCCTCCACACGCAAAGGTAGACATGACGGAAAGTCCATTAGAGGGGACACTCGCTAGATCATTAAGCGTCCAAGCAATTTTATTTTTGTTTTGGGTCGAACTCAAAATGACACCTCGGGCACTTGCATTCCATGACAAACTCATCAGGATCAATTTCTTCTGTTCGACTAGCTTTACCGACATGATCAGATATCTGATCCAGGTTTAGTAGTTTATTAAGATCCTCTAAGCCATAAGCCTGAAAGTCGAATAAACTTTCAGAGAGTAAATTCAATTCTATTTGAAGGCTCTCTGCGTTCCACGTCGAGTCGTTCTGAAGTTTGTTATCAAGGATTCGATACGCCTTTTTCTGCGTCTCTGACAAACCGATTTTCTTTAAGACCGGCACATCTTCGAGCCCGAGTTTTTTCGCCGCTTCGAGTCGTCCGTGACCGACGAGCACGATGTTTTGTTCATCGACCACGATCGGTTGATTGAATCCGAACTCGTTGATCGAGTTTGCGATGCGGTCGACCTGTTGTTGGCTGTGATCTCGGTTATTGAACCCATAAGGTATAAGGTCGGCGGTTTTCGCCTGTACGATTTCCATGATGCTCCGTTTTTTTGTTTAGTGGTCTTTTGCTTCGCTCTCTGTGAATTGAGAAGCGATCCCGTTTCCTGCTTCGAGCTGACCGAGTAAGGCCCTCGCGCCGGTTAGCCACATCACTAGGGCAACCATCACGAGACACAAACCTTTGATCACTCCGTTGTAAATCCGACTCATCGACATAAGCGCCGAGATCGGAACGTGCTCGCTTTTGGTAGCGGCTGAAACGAGCTCAACGCGGAGGCGCGAGAGCTCGTTCAGAATTTGAGGAAGTACCGCCGCCCCTTTTGCGCTCTCGTCTAAAAGCATCTCGGCTCTCTCCAATCGAGCGCCGAATTGCTGGATCGTGTCTCGCAATCTGCGGCGGTCGGTTTCTTCTACCATTTGAGTGCAGTCACCGCCCCAAGTCGTCCGACGATAGAGAGGAGGCCACCGATAGCACCCACGACCGGGCCAGCCGCGCCGATTGGGAGCTTCCCGATGAGCTCAAGATACGAAACCACGGAGCCAACGATACCGAGGACACCACCGGCCACTGTTTTTGATTTTAAGGGGCTTTTTGTCTGTTTTTGGATCATCGAATCGTTCTCCGTATTTTTGAAAAGTCGCCTTTGCAAAGTCTCTCGCTCGGTGCGACAAATTCGGTTTCTATTTCGTCCCTACAGTTATCAGCCGCGACCCAAAGGAGGGACAAACGGCACAACCTGGTTTGATTCACCCACTCTTGCATTTGAGCTATTGAGCCCCTAGACCCATCGAGGTTCGCAATCGTGCGGCGGTCGGGGTCACAAAAGAGGTCAAAACCATGCTTTTCAAAGTATTCGGCGGCGGGCGGTCGCGGTTTCCCGTCGTCCGTGAGGGGATTATAAACCAGGGGCACATCCCCCACCGACTGCCTGACCCAACGCGCTACCCTGACCCACTCCGCGCGGCGTAATCTTGTTTCAAGTAGCGGGCTTAGTATGATTTTTCTAGTGCCGAGCATCGGGGCAATCTGAGAAATTGCGTCGGCGGAGAGGGATGACACGAGAGCCCGAAACTTTGGAGAGCGCTTTGTCACGGCGGCCTTGAGCCGTGATTTCGTATACCCCGAAAGGCTATCGCGCGACTCACATACCCGGTTATGTACGCACGTCTCATTGAGTAAGACGACCTCGATCTCGGTCACGTTCGTTTTAGCTAAGACGGTTTTAAGGTTCCTTAATGTCCGAGATGGCACATCCCATAAGATTGCGATCGCGTGGGGGTGCCTTGGTGCGCTCCTCAAGTATGCCCGGACGTTAAATTTTTCAGTGAGCAAAAAGAGCGGAGCCCGCCCAACGCGGCCCGTTTTCAATTCGGCCTTAACCCGTAGCGCAAGCAAAAAGAGAAGAAACAAAACGAGGCTCGCTACACCAAGAGCCCTAATTAGCCGCATTTCGTCACCAACGCGGCGGCGGCCTGAAGCCTCTTCATCACCCGATTGGGGTACTCCGCATCACCTCCGCCGTTATACGCTAGGAGTGTGAGCCGATCCCGCTCTGCATCGTTTGCCGATGGGTTTTTTTGCCTGACGAGGTTTCGCTTATGAGCGTAAATCTCGGCACCTAGTTTTACATTAGTTTCAACGTCTAAAAGCTCCCAAAGGTTTCGACCTCTGAAGCCGTGTTCAAACGCAACCACGCCCATGATCTGACATAAGCCCCACGAGTATGCGAGCGAGAGGCGAAACATCTGATCTTCGTAGTGATCGAGCTCTCTGACGTTGGTTCGGGTAAGTTGGTCGAGGGGCTTGTCTGCGATATAGCGAATATAAAAACGGCGCTCCCACCGAGTAGCTAGGGGATCTCCGCTCGACTCGTTAAGGATGAGCGCGACGAATAATTGAGGCGAGATATCGTTTTCAACCGCTGCCCTTATCGCGGGTTGAACCCAACGAGACGACACATCGGGAGTTTTTTTGAAGATGTTGAACACTTTCGCCTCGCTCAATTCGTCTCATTAGTGTGACGGATTGCGCGAAACCCACCTATACCCGACGGGGATCGGCGTTTTTTCTACTTTTTAGGTCTTAAGAATTGCTTAAACTCCCCGACGATTTCCTCGGTTGTGAGTTGTTGGGTCGAATGGCTTTTTACCACCTCCGCGAATTGCTCGGGGGTGAAACAAACGACTAATCGAAACGAGCTAAAAAAGGAGTGCGCCGACATAACTTGCGATCGCCGCTTGATGTATTGCGCCGCCATCTCGGACTCGATCGCCGATATTGCGCCCGCTTTTTTGTGTTTAGGTAGGCGGTCAATTAGGGGAGAGAGAGCTCTCATCACCGGGGTGATAAACTCATTACGCAGGTTGATCGGATGCCACTCGATAAGCGTTGAGCCGATCCGAAAATCAAATAGGCATCTCCCGATCGGTATTTGATAAGTTGCACCCACGATAGGCGACCAATCGCAATGTTTTTGCAGAATTAGCGCGCACGATTTTTCGGAAGCCGAGGAAAACTTGATTTGTTCCGTCGGGATTTTTGGGAGGCGAACCTCATGGAACTGAAGGTTATCAAAACGATTCGGGCGGCTCCGATCTGTCATCTCACTGAGTGTGACCCGATCGGAACCGCCCGCCTATACCTGACGACCCTCTCTAGTCGTTCGCATCAATTACTAGCAATTAGAGCGTGATCACGTAGTTGAGCGCGATGAAAGCCGGGTTTTGAGCTCCCGAGCCCATCGCCGCGTTGCCGTCGACCCCGCCCGTCACAAGCCCGATTTTGCCCGAGATCGAGCTCGCCGCGTGAGTGTGTAGTCCGCTCGTATCGCTGCGGTTTGTCCCAGTCTCCACGGCTGCGACTGTTACAGTGTGCGAATGCGTTGGATCTGAAATTGATACTGAGTGACTGTGAGTGCCGTTGTTCAGGCTAATCCCGGTGTAGTTGCCGACCGCTGATCCGTTCGTAAATCTTACTTCTGCGGCGCTTCCGATGTATGTGCTAACGTGGGTTCCAGCGGTTGAATTGGGAGCCGTATTTTTTGCCGCAAGATTGATTCCGTGTGCGTGTCCTGGATCTGAAAGGCTGACAGTTTGCGAGCCCGTTGAATTGCTCGGGATCGACACGCCCGATGCGTTCGAGCTTACTGCTGCCGTGTGTCCGTGACCAATATCGATCGTAGTAGTATGCCCACCGCTGCTTGAAATGTTCATATCCGCCCCGGTGCCCATCGCGTGATGATGAGCCGGAACGGAATGAATGTGATCTAGAGCCCCACCCGTCCCGCCAAGAGTTGAGCCCGTCCCCGTTGTTGCTTTACCAAGCGGAAATCTGCCCTTTAAGTCTGGAACACTAAAATGGGTTGCAGTCTCGCCGTAGGTACCGCCGATCACCGCGTAGAGTGCGGCGTATGTGGTATCGGTTTTCGGGTAGCTTAAGCCGTCGCACATAACGTGCCCGCGCGGTGCTGAAGTCCCGGCGAATTGTTTTATTATCCCGGCGGGCTCGGTTCTCTTCTCAACCCAAGCCGATCCGCTCCACTCCTCAAACGAGCGGTTGGCTCGGTTGTATCGCACGAAACCCGCTCCGATGTTTGTATCGTCGGAGTAGTCCATCTGAGCGATCGACTCGTCGCGCTCGCGTAAAATATCGAGCACGATTGCGACCAGAGTCGTGTTTGTTGGCTGCGAAAAGTTTGTCATGCTAGGTAGCCTCTCAAGTTGTAGCTAAATGGGATATTTCCGACTGCCACCCCGTTGTCTGCCCTGTAGGTGTATACAGTAAATGAGGTCGGGTTTGGCTGATCAATAAAATCGTAGACGGCGACGAGGGCAAAACCTGCGTTGTATCCGGGCGTGATCATTATTGCCTTTACGTCAGAAAAGTAATCATTAAGGTTGATAGTGATTTTTCCGGTGCCGTCTGTTGTCGAATTACCCGCAAAGGTACCCTCTTTTACTGACAACGTAACCGAAAGGTTTTTAATAACAGCGAGGCCGCGATCGTCGGCGGCCTGTATTGCGAAGGCGACTTTGATAAAGCGAAGATATTGCGCGTATACTCTTGTCGAACCCGCCGCGTATGCAGTCCAGTTAATACCGTCGAGTGATGATGAGAGAGTCGGCTCGACCGCAACGGTACCGCTTAAATCGTCAACCGAGTACGTGGCGGCCATCAACACAGTCGAGTTTATATCCGCCCCGAAGTTGTGAATCACCTCAAAAGAGGCGTTGGTGTCGGTTGGGTGAATTAAATATGGGTAGTTGTCCTCGATCTGTTCTGCGAGGGAATCCCATCCATGTTCTGCAAAATGCTCCGACCACGTGGCATGAGATACCGGCGCAAGAATCTCACTTGCTGAAAGAACATAAGCATCGGAAATGTTTGTACTGTCCGAAGTAAAATCAAAGGTGTGGCTTCCAAAAAATTCAAAGTCGGGCGGTTGCTCCATTCGCGCAATGATTGACGCGGGGATCGATTGATTTTCGGCGCTATCGACCGTAGTAAGCCAGTATGTATAGTCGCCCGCCTTAAATTCAAACCGGGCCGAGAACGTCCCGAGAATGCTTCCGAGCGAGACACTTGTCGCGTATGTTTCCCCGAGGCGAAGCTCGTATCGAACGATCGGAAGCGAGGTTCTTTCCGGCTCATCCCACCGTAAAAGGATGTTGTTGTCGATTACGTCGGCGGTGAATGCTGCGGGCCGATTCGGAGCTTGAATCAGGGCTACCACCTCCCCGGCTGCTCCGAGGTTCCCCGCAACGTCTAAGCCCTGAACAAAGAACCGACGCGAACCGCTCCACGATACTTTTGTCTGAAAGTTGAGCGACTTCACTTGAGCGATTGTAACGGCTGACTCGAAGGATGAGCCGTATTTTACGATGTACGAATCGACCGCGAACGATCCTTTGGCCTCACTCCACGCGATGATGATATCGGCCTCGTTTAAAGAGTAATTTACAACCGGAGCGGAGGGTCCGAGAATTGAGAATTGGGCCGATGCCGCCGTCTCGCTATAGTTGCCCGAGGTATCGAGCGACTTTAGAAGTGCGGTGTACGAGCCCGCCGTTTTAAGCGCGAGGGTATAAGAGAGGGTGGATGCGCGGGCAATAAATGAAGCGCTTGCCCACGCGGTTCCAAGTCTGAGCTCGTATTCTCGAACATCGAGATCGGGAACCTTCGACCACTGAAACAAAATCCCATAAGACTGAAGCGAGGCCAAAAAAGAAGTCGGGGCGGTCGGTGGGACCGATTTACCGAGCACCTCATGGCCTGTGACGGTTATATACTCACTAGGCACCCGGATCGAGTTGATGGATCTGACTCGCACGTCGTATCGCTGCCCGTCCTGCACGTCGAGGATGTAGGCTAGGGATTGATCGCCGTCAATGTCGGAGATTGATACCCACGCCGACGATGCGCTTTGCTTGTACTGAATTTGATAAGCGCCTCCTTCTGTGACGTAAATATCATTCGGTTTTGTCCATGTGACTTTAAGCCGCGAGAAGACGGTGCCATCGTTTCGGATATAAAGCTCTGCGGTGCCGCTCGAAAGTACCAAGTCTGACGGAGGCGAAACGTCGTAAGGCGAGGGAAGATTTGTATCGGGCGCGAGATCGACCGTAGTTTCCTCCGCGCTCCAATCGAAAACCCCCGAGGCCGTTTCTCGAAGTTTTAGCGTTATTTGAAATCCGTTTTCTACCGTGTCGCTGATCTTTATGTCGCGAACCTCGAATATCTTCGACTCCCATCCGAAGCGCTTATATGAGAACTCGATAGTGTCGCAGATTGAAACGCCGAGAGCACCGATCCCGAGAGTAACATCGACCTCGATTCCCTGTCGGACCCGTTCAAGTTCAATTTTTGCTACTCGTTGAGCTTGAGCGTTTGAAGTTACGAACGGCTGCGGAATATCCTCATAGAGAACCTGCCCGTCGAGCTCCGCATAGTAGTTATTCGTGACCGCCGTATAGTCGGCCTCTGCGTATTTGTCGGCGGCGTTTATATAGGTGCCTCTGACGGCATTAAATCGGTCGCGCCTTGGTACCGCTGTCGTGATTTTAATTTCATCGAGAAGATCCGCCTCGGTTATCGACCACGCGGGCGCTTTGTATACTGCGGGGAAGCAAAACCATTCGCCGCTCTGGTAAACAAGATCGCCGCCCATCGCCTGTAGCATCTCTTCGATGATGTTCTCGACGCTTGATCCGCTCGTAAATGTCCCATTTATTGAGTATCGAGGCTCTGACCCACCGGAGGCGAGCTCGACGGCCTGATCGCAGATATTTGCGGCCTCGGCCCAATTAGCGGAGTTTAGGTTTGCGCGAGGTATACCCGCCCCGATCTTTGGGTCGCAAAGGAAATCTGCAAGGCACAGAGCCGCATTGGTCGTGTGTATAGTTTGGCCGGTTCTGAAATCAAAACACTTTTTGCCGCGTACGAGAAACTCCACATCGGGGATGCCGTTTGGATAGATCCCCGATTTGTAGACTGTGATCACGTATGCCCCGGCGCATCCTTGCTGTCTGTGATTCGGCGACCATTGATCGGTTCCGACTTGAACCATGAGGTCGGGTTGCGCTTGCTGATCATCGGTTCCGGGTTGAACCGACATAAAAGCGGCCCCGGAAAAAAATCCGGTCGCCCATCGCGTATCCGGCGAGGCTCCGAAAGTCACTTGTCGGTTGTCCAGGTAGAGAGCATCGACTCCGGCGATTTCATGCCCCGCGATGGTGATAAAGTGATGCAGCCACGTTCCGCCCCCGTTTATGAGATAGGTCACTTCTACGGGCGGCGCGAACGCCGTTCCCTTTCCGTCGCCTCGGTGAACCGATACAAGCGCGTTTGCTTGCGCGTTGGCTTTTACGGCGGCGATAACAGAATCGGCGGTGCTTCTACTACTCCCCCCCGAAAATCGAAGATTGACAGTGATCTCTTGGTCATTAACGGTAACATTTGTGTGAGCCGTCGCCCCGAGAACCATTTTTACACTAATCAGGTTCCCACCCGCCCCCGGTTGTCGCGCTATCCAAACGACTTGAGAGTCTCCCTCTCCGGTGCGCAGAAATGCGTTCGAGTCTCTATTTGTGTTTAGGTATGTATAAACACCACCGACCCGCATTGTGCCGTAAATTGCGATGGCATCGGAGGCCGTCTCTCTGACCGAAACCGTTTTGCCCCGGACCTTTGTTTCCTTTTGGGCTTTGTTGCCGGTTTTGGGCGATTTCTTCCCTCGACTAGAGCGAGTGACGGCGCGGTTGGGGATATACAAGAGGTTCCCTGTCGCGTCGCGATATACTCCCGGGCTAACTCTGGTTTGCTTGTTGCTCATTTGCGTTTTGTACTCTTTTGACGAGTAAGCCATTTCGGGCGCTCCGGCTTACCCCAAAACCCGCTCCAGTTTTCTAGCTGCGTTACGTATTGAAACCCAACGTCGCCCGGAAAATATGCGGCTTGTGATTGCGCCGTAAAACGAAAGTTTTGGGACGTATCGAACCGCGCGAGGTCATTCTCAAGGTTCACTATAACCAAAGGCGTTTCAAATTTATCCTCAATCTCGCAGGAATCGATCATCCCTCGATATAAGACGATCGGCGCTCCGACTATTTCGGCTGACTCATTCAACATCGCAAGCCAAATAGTACCGAGCTCGCCTCGGTCGGGGTTGTCTAATACCGCCGAGATCACCGCAAGGTTTACGCCTGAGAGGGTGAGCTTAAAACTATAGTTCCCGACGTCGGTCGATTCGGTTATTCCGTCGGGGGGAAGCACCCATCCGTTAGCCAAAAAAGAGTGCCCGTCCCATGAAATATCTCGGGTTGCTGACGTAAGCCGAAGAACGGTGCTTTCTAAATTCAATTCGATAAGCACAACCGGGCGCACGATCGCATTGCTCAAAAGTTCCGCCGTCAGTGCATTTATGGGCCGACTCATAGCGCTTCCTCGGCCTCGAAGTTGATATTAAAAAGTCCCGTCTCTGATACATCCAAAACCGGAACCGTGTTGCTAGTGAGTCGGAAGATACCTTTCGGAGCGCTTAAAATGATTTGAGCTTGGTTTGCGTGTATTCGTAGCTGTGGGAACACGTCGATCGTTGCTAGTCCTTCGGCGCTGCTCGTAACGTCCGAGAGCACCATATATAGCGATTGATCGATCTGCATTAGGTCGCCTTTTTGAAGCACTAACTGAGAGTGAGCCCACCCGGACGTTAAGAGCTCCCTGCCCGTTTGATTTGCCGAGGCGACAACCGGCACGCCTGAGCCGGTGCCCAACGGTTCACCCATAATCACCGGGCCAAACATGAAGGTGCCGCGTCGTCCCCTCAGGGCCGTAAGAAATGCGATCCAGGGCTGCGCCTCGGCTCTGGTCAAAGGATTGATCGAAACTTTAAGCCCCCACGTTTCGGAGTTGTAGTCGTAAATCTGAGAGTTG